TTATAAAACTCTGATTTCGTAGAAATCGTAGTTCATTGTAACAGATGAAGTCATTGGTGACGCATCTGTGTCTTGTGTATTAAATGTAAGTCCACTCAAAGAAGTGGGATACATGTTCTTAAAATCTATTTGTATAACAGGATTATTCTTATTTGTCAAGATTGTTAATGTCGCATCACTAGTCAATACATTAGGATTGGTCAGACTATTATTAGTTGGTTCTGTATAACCCTCTTGTGTTGCCTCATTGACTGCATTTTCAAATTGTGTTGGACTTTTAGGAAAACCAATACCAATCATCCAATCATAAATTTCTCTCCAGTTTTGAAGATTCTCTTGAACAAGAAACTGGATTTCCAGTGGACTAAAATCCAAAGTATCTCCCATAAATGGCATAGAAGTGTAACGAGAATTCATCACTGCATCTCCACCAAACGCAATGCCTGGAAGATTGACCTCAGTAATATGATACTGAGTATTGGGAATTTTTAACAAGTCAAAACGAAATTGCGTAGGTCTAGCAAAGTCGAAATTGTCTGGTTGTCTATTAAGTAGATTACTCTGTAGTGCCATAATTGTTTCCTTTTATACCACTATTTATAAGCATAAAAAAAGGGGAGTCCGAAGACTCCCCTAAAATCGGTTGATTTAACTCAACTCTTATTGTTACATGATGTTTGTAACTTGAACTCTACGGTAGTAGAGGTTCGTGTTAGCAGTCAAAGCACCAAGACCAGCAGTTGTTCCTTGTGCGAAAGGATTAGCAGTCAGACCATAACGAGTCTTGAAGCCAATTTTCGGTTGGAACGTGTTCTCACCAACTGCACGAACCATCTGTAGTGGAACATATGGGCAGTAGAAGAGACCAGCATCATAAGGGGAAGTTCCCTTATAACCTACAGTGTAGTATTGCTTGTCAGCAGTGTTTGCACTGTATGGGTCAATGTATACCTTGTAACGTCCGTTAAGAACACCAGCAAATGTGTTACCAGCATCATCAACGTTAAGGTTGTTGTTAAGAGCAGGGGATGTATCAAGAACACCAGCCATCTGAAGTGCAGACGCAACGTCTGAAGAACAGATAATGATGTTACCTTTACCTCTACGAGTTTGTTGTGCGATTGCGTTAGCATCACGTTCAACTTGGAACATAAGTCCTTTGAACTTCTCAACTGACCAACGACCATTTGAGTCAACATCCATGTCGAAGACACCAGCAGTTGCAGTATCATTCGCAGCACCTTTAACAGCAGTTGTGTAGATAGTTCTAACAACTTCACGGTTAATTTCTGCAAGAATTTCAGCAGAAAGGATGTTTGCAAGTTCTGTCTCTGCGTCAAGACCATGAATTGCTTTAAGGTCTTGTGCAAGTTCCATTGTGTATTCTGCTTTGAGAGCACGAGACTTTGCAGTCACAGTTTGCTTCTCAATTGAGAACGCCATTTCAGCAAACGAGTTACCAGCAGAATCACCTTTTGCTTCAGCAGCAGCAGTGGTCATACCAGTTCCGTTTGTGTATGTGCCTGGAGTTGCATCGTTCAACAGAGCAGGGTTAGTTCCTGCTTGTGTTCCAGCACCAGAGAAATCTGTGTCTGCTTCATTGAACATAGACTCAGAACCAGTCTGGTTAGTGTAACGAGAACGCATTGCGAAGATAAGACCAGTTGGCCCTGTCATCGGTTGAACACCTGCCACATCATAAGCGATGAGGTTAGGCATTGCACGTCTTACCAATGAGATAAGAATTGGATCCCAGTTGTCAACAGAGTTACCTGTTGCGTTAGTTGGTGCAGCTTCTGACAAGAACGAAGAGTCCTCACGAAGTGCTTTTTCTTGGTTTTCTAGGATAACAGTGGTTACAGCTCTACGATACGCATCTTTGATTTCAGGCAAATCATTATGCTCGAGGACTGGCTGCCACTTTTCCTGTAGATGTTCTGTTTGGAACATTTTCATTTCTCCTTAATTGAGTTTTTCTTTATAATATTTATACAATCCGCAATTTTCATATTGGATTATTTAGCTCGCTTTACATTTTTACTGATAGCAGCCATGTAAGCGGCCATTGCACCAGTTGTATCGTAAGAATCGTCACCATCGGTTTCAGAGTCTACAGATTCAGCGATAGCAGTTGCTTTCGGGAAATAACTTTCCTTGAGCGTGTTGAGTTTTTCAGTGAATGATTCTTCACCGTTAAAATCAACATCTTCTGCAAGAGACTTAAACTTCTCTACCTCTGTATCAGCGAGGTCAGAAGAGACTTTTGCAAAAACAGACTCACGAACTAGTTGGTCATTTTCTTTTTTCAAAGAAGCAGACTTCTCAATTTGTTCGTTAATCTTAGACTCTAGTTCGTCAATCTTTTCAGACTGTGCCTCTAGAATGTCATACTTTTCGTCTGGAACATCAATGTAATGTTCTTCAAACAAACCTTTTAGTCCAGTGATGAAGTCTTCTGCAATCTCACCTTTGAGACCTCTCTCAATTGCGAGTTCGTTTTCTTTCATCCACTCTTCTACAACGTAGTTCATGTATGCATCAACTTTTTCAGTCAATTCATCACGCACTCTGTTGATTTCTTCAGCGACTTCTTGTGTCTTTGCAGACTCAATTCTTTCGACTTCAGAACGAAGTTTTGACTTGACCGCAGCTTCAAAAATAGTTGCAGCCTTGCCCTTGAATTCTTCAGAAAGGTCTTCACCTTCTGTTAGAGCAGTTACGTCTTCAGAAACGTCAACGCCTGCAAGACGTTCTTCAAGAGTAGATTCATCCATCTTCTCTTCTTCATCGTCCATAGATTCATCCTTCATCATGGCACCGTATGCAGCTTGGATATCCGTTGCTTTCATACCTTCCATCTTCTTGATTTTCTCATACATTGCGTTAATCATTTCGGATTTAGTCATACGACCTTCTTCCAACTCCTCACCATCATGGTCAACTTCATGACCAGCTGCGAGAGGTTCTTTAATCTTGGTAGGTTCGTCATCGCCTTTGGCATCTTTTGCACCCTTATTCTGAGCATCTTTGATAGGTTTTGTTGCTTTTGCGGCATCAGCACCTTTCTTCTCATCTGGGGATACAACTGCTTTGCCAAGGTCTTGAACTTCACCTTCCACTTTTTCCATTTTTGAGTCACCTTTGTCGGCACCGTCCGTAGGTTGCTTTGCTTCTTCAAGCTCTGCTTGGACTTCCGCTTCTAGTTCCTCAATTGTCTTGTCTAGTTCTGACATTTGAAGATTCTCCTTGAGTTGTTATCTTAACATATTTATAATGATTAAAGTTTTGACAAAAACTTTGCAAAGGCAAGTGCGGAAACTTTACTGTTTCTTTGTCTTACCCCTTCATTGATTTCGTCTTTGATGTTTTGAATCTCTACTTCTTTAAGTATTCCATTGTCCCAAATCCATTCTTTACCTTCCATAATACCTTCAACGAAGGCTTGAGGTGCAGAAGGGTCTGCAACAATATCTGCCGCAGTGGCAAGATAAAAATCATCTTTCACATAATTTGCACCACTCCTAGACTCTAGTGAACCCATACCTCTTGAAGAGACACCGAGTTTACCACCGTCTTTGATTAGTGCTTTCGCAATTTCCCCCATCGGAGTTGAGAGCAGTTTCGCCTCACCGATAAAGTTCTTCCCATCAGCTTCCAGTTTAGTTATCATGTGCGATACCCTGTCAAGATTGACAGTAGGGCCTTCTGGATGACCCAGTTCCCCAAACGCACGACCTTCAGCAACAAATTCTTTATTATAACGTGCGACTTCTTTTGTCAGCACGTTCATTGGGTAGACACGACCATTACGGTTTTTCATGTCTGCCTGCATGAAGATTCCACGAATCTTCATATCTTTTCCACCGTCTTTTTCTTCAACGATGTATTCTACTTCTTGTATCTGTTCTGCAATAAGTTTCATATCTTAATACCCCGAATTCGTAATTTTTGTTCCCTTCAAGGTAGCTGCACCACGCAACCCTTGCCCTGTTTCCAAGTGGATAACAATGCCAGCACCAGCACCAACATAGATAGTTCCTACGTTTGCATCATCTGCCGAGTTACGAACTGTGACTACTTGAGCAGAACCAGTGTTGAATACCCAAACTGCACCAGCACCCACGAACCCTGTGGTTCCAGTTGCGAGGTCAGTTGCTGTTCCTTTTACTTGCATTGTCCTAGTCCTTACATTACTGTTAATACTTCATTCTCAAAATAGTCCATAAGTTTCTTTTGCGGAACCTTATACTTCTTTGAGACATTATTTATTGTTTTATCAAAACTATTTAGGAAATCTGAGGGTTTGTCTTCCATTTCCTTAAAAATTGCATCCACAGCATCTTTCATCTTGGGAGATAACTTCTTATACTCCCTAGACATTTTGTGTTCATCTTTTTCTGGTAGTTCCTTTTGAAACTGCGAGAATAGTTTAGTCACTGTTTTCTTTGTCCTGTGGCACATGTCCAGTTACAAGTGTATTTGCAACTTCTTGTCTTTTTGTTTCCAGAGCATCTCCAACCTTCTGTGAAAGTGCTTGGTTGAATTGTGCTTCTGCTTCTAGGTTATCACCAGATGCAATTGCATCTACAAAGTTTCTTACTTGTTCCATTATTTATTATCTCCTTTAGTGGGGTCATTGTGTGCAAACATACCATCATCGGCACCGTCTCCACCCATATCTCCACCAGATTCATCTTTAATTTGGTTCTCAATTTCTTCAATCTCCTCATCGGACATTCTGAGAACGTGTTTTCTTACATATTCTTTAGAGAAATACTGACCGACATATGACTCAATCTGACCCAACATGTCAAGTCTTTCTCTTAGAATTTCTGCATTCTTCAACTCTGTAAAGTGTCCGTCTTGCAAGAAGTCAAATTGGATATGTTCTTTAAACGTATCCCATTCTTCAACTGCAATCACACCCTTCAACACAAGTTGTGTTTTCAGCATGTCTGCGAACATAACAGAGAATTTTTTACGAAGTCTTTGAACGAACTTTGTGAACTTCAATTCGTCACGAGTGATATTATCAGAACGTCCGATTTGGAATCCACTTTCCTCTGCGAGTCTAGATACTGGAACGTTCAAAGAACGATACAGTTTCTTTTGGAAGTAAGTGATATCATCAATCTCTCCCAAGTTAGAACCGCCAGGCAAAGTAGTAATCTCTGTTCCTCTACCACCTTCTCTACGAGGTAACCAGAAATCTTCCAACATAGACATGTGATTTCTGTCGTCACGAATTTCACCAGTTCTTGCATCGTAAACAAGTTTGTTACGATAACGATTCATTACGTCCTTCAGATAAGACTCTGCTTTGATTTTTGGTAAGTTACCAACATCAATGTAGAAAATACGTCTCTCTGGAGCACGAGAAATACGATAGATAACCAATGCGTCTTCAATCATACGCAACTGGTTTACTGGTTTAATTGCTTTATTGAGATGTGAAAGAACTGTCCCTTTGGACATATCTACTAGTCCAGATGGACAGTATGTAATAGAATCTGAAGTAATCTTAATTCCATCAGATGTTCCTACATTTTGTTCCCAACCTTTGTCATTGTAGATGTAGAAATCATCTACTTTCTTTACAACATCAATACCAGTTTTTTTATCAATATCTTTTTTGTTTTCACGAACCTTCTTAATTTTACGAGGGTCAATGTAACGTAGTTCTTTAAGTCCCTTGCGAGGATTGTTTGAATCAATTACCTTATGGTAATACATTCTTCCGTCCACATACCAACGTCTAAAGATATCGTGTCCTTTAGAATTAAAGTCTAAAAGGTGAAGAACTTCATTGAACTCTTCACGAATCTTTTGTTTGATTTGTGGGGATACGTCTAAACGGTCAAGTGATACTGATACTGATTGGTCTCTTTCATCAGAGACGATTGCTTCATTTACAATATCTTCAATTGCACTATCACACTCTGGTTGTTGTGCAATGTCACGATATCTACGAATTAGGTCAAGTTCATTACGGTCACGACCATCCATGTCCAAGACAGAGGCATAATGACCTCCACCCGAAACTACGTCAAGTGTGCCGTCATCAGTGGTAGGGGAAGTGAATGCATCACTTCCCTTACTCTGATTAGCTCTTGTAATTCTGAAACCAAAAAGTTCCGCCATACTATAAGTCTCCTAAGTTTTACCCTACTATTTAGTAGGTCTGTAAAACCTTAAATTGTTGGAGAAGTGAATGAAGTGTATCTCCATGTCACATCAAATGTTTCGATTTCGTTTGCTGTATCGTATGATAGGTCAATCTGTGTAACAGCTGTAGGCCATACGTTTCTCATCGTATACTGTTTCAGAATGTTATCATCTCTATCTAGTTGTTCTACTGTAATATCAGCAGTGTAGTCAGATACGTTGACAAGTCCTGTATTTTCGTCCAAGTCATTGATACCATTCATCCAACGTTCCATCGCATTACGAACCATGAAGTCAGTGTCATTGATGACAGTTGTAGTCCATGTTTCAAACTCTCTATCACCAGCAAGGTAAAGTGTTCTACCTCTGAACTGAACAGGAACTTCACCGATTGTCTGTCCTGGCAAAGAAGTTGCCTTACACAGGAATGACGCACGATTAATGTCTAATCCAGTTGCGATTGCTGGGGGAGTTGTAATAATAACACGATATTGGTTGGCACGAGCACCACCACCGATAAGGTTTGCTTTAAAGTCGTCAATACTAGCCATTTTTTATCTCCTTATCCACCAATCTCACTGAAAGAAACACCAGTTCTAACAGCAATAAAGTTAAGTGTAATGAAGTTGATTGAACGAGCAGGTTTGATGTAGATGTCTGCAACAAACTCATTTCTATCAATTACTTCACCAGTGTTATTTGTTTCATCTGCAACAACAGAGAAATCTGTGATACCACGTCTACCTTGAACGTCTCTCAAGAATGGTTCAACCAAGTTTCTGAACTGAGCACGAGTAAACTCATCGTTGAATTCAAACAACTGGAATTTCGCAGCAGTTGAAATCGCCTTTTCAAGAACAATGAACAATCTACGAACATTGATTCTATCAAATGCAGACGGTCTAGACAATGCAGTCTTGTCACCGAAGAGAACTGTTCCTTGGCCTGGGAATGTAACAACAGGGTTGATACGAGCAGGATAAAGAATATCTCTTTGTGCCTTAGTTGGGTTAAACGCAAGTTTCACTGCACCACGAATCTGTCCTCTGTTATAACCAGCAGGAGAGAACCAAGGGTCAGCAACGTTATCAGTATTTGCAGCAAGACCAGCAATGTCACCATTCAATGGAACGTAACGATAAACATCGTTATACTTGTCATACATATACTTGTATCCAGAATCGAATACTGCATAAGAAGACGAAGCAAGTCCATCAAAGAATGCTTTTACATTAGTAGTCTGAGTTGCACCAGAAGTTACACCCACAACATCTGCACGTCTTGGTGAGATGAAACCAACACAATCTTTACGAAGTTCGCAAAGGTCAATGATGTTAGTTGCGTGAGTTACACCATCTGTTCCAGCAGGAGCAGGCCCTGCCATTACTAGGTTTACGTCAACTGTTTCTGTGTCTGAGAAGATATCATATGCAAGGTCAAGTTCTCCAACAGTAGGTGCAAGGTCATCAGCACCAATTGACAATGTGTCAACGATTGGAAGGTCTTGTGCAACGAAAGTTGTATCAGCACCAGCAGATGTAAGGTTTGAACCCCAATCTGTTCCAGTTGCGTCATGGTCAGTCCACCAAACATACGATGAACCTCTGTTCACTGTAGTTGGGTAGAAAAGTGTAGTTCCAGAAGCATCTTTTGCATTTGGATGCTTAGATTGGAATGCAAACTGTTCAATAACAGCAAGTGTTCTGTTACCAGCAACATCAATGTCATAACCAGTGATTTCACCAGCTGTGTCATACACTACAATATGCAGTTCGTCAGCAGCAGATGCCAGACCGTTTGCTTTTGCCCAGTTTGAGGTGCCTGGAGCAGCATCAAATAGGTCATAGAATCTCCAACGTCTACGAATTGCAGTATTATCTCCGATTGCAGAATGGAGACCACCACCGTTTGGATTGTCTAGTTGACGAATAGTCAATGTGTTTGTAGAAATTCCAGTTACTTCATACTGGTGTCCAGCAGCTTCTTGGAAATATACAATGTCACCAACTTGGAACTCTGTTCCGTCATCAACATCAATTGTTGTGTCACCAGCAGTTGTTCCCGAAGGTTCGTTTACTAGTGAAGTTACTGTTTCTTCATATGCGTTTGCAGAAGCACAGATTGAAACTCCGATAGAGTTACCCCATGCGCCTGGATACTTAGATGCCCAGTTACCGAATGAACCAGAACCATCTGCATAGTTATCTTCATAATATGTGTC